AAGAATCCTTTGTGCTACCTTAGGATCGTGCTGTTGCAGGCACAAAAAAAGCCCACTAGAGACTTCCATATCTCTAGTGGGCTTTACTATTGCTACACTTCGCAAGCCCCAGCCACACAGGCTAGGTTCTGAGCACCCTCAGTCATGTCTTCGTACTCATTGATGTCCCAGTTAATAGTCTTAGGCATAGTCTTCAGCAGTTCCTTGTACGCTTTCTCATCTATCTCCTCGTAAGGAGCCTGTACATAGGAGTGATCGCTGTAAGGCAGAAAGCTAATTCCACTCACTGTATCAAAGTTATTGTACACCCACTGTCCTATTTCCAAGAACTCAGAGTCCTTGTAGTACACAGTGATTGACGGCTTGTGCTCACACCAGTGCTCCTGTAACACACTCCAGACACGGAGCTGTTCCATAGCCCCCATCTCTGAGGTCGTCACAGAGCGTGCAGGAGCCTTCATAGGGAAGCTGAATACCCAAGTAGCTGGGTTGAACTTATCTTCCTCATACGGGACTCCAGCGTCGATCAGAGCAGTGCTCATAGGGTCACGCTTGTCAGCTCGTACACGTCGGACGTAATACTTGCTGAATCGTGGGTGACACCCTGAGGCGCTGTTGACCAACTGACTCACTGTACCGCTTGGCTTAACGCACGTGATAGCAGTCGACTGATTGATGCCTAACTTAGCCGCCCATGTCTCGTTGACGGCTACAGACAGCTCTCGTGCCTCTGCTAGCAGCTCAGCGTCTCCACTGATCTTGGTGTTGTCCATAACACCCGTGATACTAACACCCAACAACGCCTCGTCCTGTGTGTTGTCAGCCCAGCACTTACGCAAGTACCGGAAGTTAGTAAGTGTAGCCTGTAGAGTGCCTAAGATTGTCGCTATCTCCACCTTCTGTAAGAAGCTCTCTCTGGTGTCGTTACTACGTAGCACGATCTCAGACAGGTTACAGAACTGGTTCGGTCTTAGAATGATCTCTGAACACGGGTTAGTGCCAAAGTCATAGTCGGGGTCTCGTCGTCCGTTCCTTGCCGCTATCGCTTTTGCAGCTGGACGAGAGAACAACCCACGCTCTCCACTCTTACTCTCAAACAGACTAGTCCATTCAGCTAAGAAGCTCTCAAAGTCAGGCTTCTCAGTGTAGCACACGCTGTTGTTAGCCAAGCCTCGATGTGGCGATTCCATCCACCACTCTCCAGATTTAGCCCTCCTCATCCTGTCATCAGTTAAGTTAGACAGGCTTATCAACGCACTGCGCCTCACGCCACCGACTACCACTATATCGGCAACCTTACAGCACAGGTCGTGACACTCGATAGAAGACAGCTTACGTCCTGCTGCCTTCTTGAACACTTCTACGGTGAACTTGAATAGGTCTACCAATGGGTCAGGGCCAGAGGATCGTCCTCCAAACGTCTTCAGAGGCTCTCCAGCAGGCCGTACCTTCGATACGTCCCACTTGGGTACTTGGCCGCTGTACAGCAGCGACACAAGCTCTCTGAAGCTCTTAGCCCACCCTATCTTGCTATCTGCTACCTGTATGACTGTCTCTGTGTCAAAGAACTCCTCAGCCACCTCAGGCATCTTGTTGACGTACTGACGCTCCACACTGAAGCCTACGCCAGTACCGCACAGCAGTATGAACATAAGCTCGTCGAAGGCTCGTGGGTTATCTATCGGGAGATACGAGCAGTTGAAGCCTGCCACGTTGTCTCTCTCCAGAGCCTCGCCAGCTGTCATCAGCGCCCTCATACTGGGCATGACGTCTAGGTTTAGTATTGCAGCCTCTAGCTTTGCCGCTGTCTGGCTGTCTAGCTTGTCACGGAAGAACTCTATATAGCGAGCCACTGTCTCAGGCCACGTCTCACGCCGCTGCTTCTCAGGCAGATACCGTGCGTATCGTGACTTGTGTATGTATTGTTCGTATGGCCCCATGCTATCAGTCATTCTCGTCTCCGTATTTGTCAATGTATTTGTTTTGATACCACTGTGCTTTCTTCAGGTCTTCAAGTCCGTTCTTGTACTTGTGCCTGTGTGTGTACTTGATTACATTACCAAGCAAGTAGCCCTTGAACTCCTCTGGACTAAGCTGCTGCTCGATATAATCTATACACTCTATATTACCATTGTTGTAGTGTGATGGTTTATTTACTGCGTCTCCACCCAAAACATTCTCCCCTATCTTTTTAATCCTATTCATATTGTAAGCGTCCCACTCAGATGGAGTGATGTCGTCAATACTATCTCTATTTGCCTTCACAGGATGTACCTCCTCAAAGTCTTTTTTGATACGTTCTCTAATAGGAACCCACTTGCCTTTAATAGCCACCGTACACGCCTCCGATGTCCTCAGCCAACTCGTCAGCCTTGTCCTCGATCTTGTCTACGAAACGCTCGACGAGGTCTCTGCTGTCGATCTCTAGAATCTCCAGCAGGCTCACCTCGTCGATTGTGGCTAGTTTTTCCTTCAGCTCCTCAATAGTTAGTTCCATACTTCCTCTCCAAGTAGTTGAGGCTCACCGGCATCTCGTCGAATGAACCGTCCTCTACTTCGTTAAGCATCCACACGCCTCTCCACGATGCGTTAGTTTGTGGGTTAAGGTATCCTTGATCTTCCCTGTAAAAGATACCACCGAATAGTCCAGTAACAGACTTGCCATCAGCTCTCCTAGCGTAGGCGATGTCACGGTCTTGTACGTGTCCCATGACGCAGCTTACCATCTTCTTTGTCACCAAAGCTCTGGCGCTGCTGACAGGACGCCCCATCACGCCACTGGTAAAGTAGTGGCTGTAACAGACCCCATCAATTATAGCGACTTCCAAGAAAGGCACTACCTCCCATCCGTACTTCTCCAACTCGAAGTCGTCGTAGCTCATCAGACCGTCAAGCTCTGGCTGCTTCTCGATGGCACGCTGTATACGCTCCTCGTGGTTACCCATCAGGAACACCATACGAGGCTTCCATATCTGACGATGACCACGTCGCTGCTTTGCCTGAGCCTTTCTGATAGGCTTCATAAACACATCCATAGCCTTTTTGCCAGCTTCGATGTCAGCCATGTAGCGGCGTCCCTCGAATGACTTAGTACCCTTGTCGTAGCTCGACAGAGAAGGCATATCCCAGTGATCTCCTAAGTGTACGATCACGTCAGGCTTGTGTTTGACTGCGTACTCAGCCGCCCACTTGAGATGGCGAGTATCGCTACCCTGTTTGACTTGGGTATCGGGAATAATAAAGTGCTTTGTCATTTACGCTTACTCCGTTCTGATTTGGTCTTGGCTTTGTGGCATTCACTACAGAGGACTTGTAGGCCGTCTTCTTCACAGAAGAGACGCTCACAGAACCCAGCTAGGTCGTCATAGTTCTTCAACGACCCTGCTGGTTCTATGTGGTCTACCTGAGTCTCCTTACCCATAAACCATCCTTTACACTCTGCACACTGATACTCGTACTTGTGACGCTTACCAGTGACTCTCCTCTCCACCTTTTTCTTTGCTTGAAACTTCACAGGATAACGTGAATAGGCTTGTCTCAATGCTGACCTGATAAACTGCCAGTATCGAGACTCTGTCCACGTACCTCCTGCCCTAGTGCGTGGTACTCGTTGTCTCGGCATACCACACCTCCTCGTTACTCCTCTCATCAGGAGGAGACCACAGCTGTCCTGCAAACCTCCTGAGCCAGACTAGCCTAGCGTTCTCTAGCGCCCTGTCACGGCCCAGTTGGTCTACGCAAATGTCCCACATATCCGATTCCTTACGGCAGCCTCCTATCAGCTCCTCAGCGCCTGCTGAGCCAACGCCGTCAACTCCGATAATGTTGTCGATAGCGTCACCTGTCAGGATTTGCTTGTAGAAATTCTTCAAGCCTTCCTCCTCGGTTATGTAGTATTCCTCGTTCCTTACAAAGTTATAGTGCGTCCCTGCCACCTGATCAAAGTCTTTATCGACACTGACAATGATAGGTAAGAACCCTTCCGAGCCAACGCCGTCAACTCCGATGATGTTGTCGATAGCGTCGCCTGTCAGGATTTGCTTGTAGAAATTCTTCAAGCCTTCCTCCTCGGTTACGTAGTACTCCTCGTTCCTTACAAAGTTATAGTGCGTCCCTGCCACCTGATCAAAGTCTTTATCGACACTGACAATGACAGGTAAGAACCCTTCCATGCTTGAGGCCTCGGAAGCCGCGATAGCTATTGCATCGTCAGCCTCCTCACCCTCTGTCACCAAAGCACCCCAAGTGTCTATCAGATATTGTCTAACATCTTGTAGATACTTTGGCTTAGGCTTGGTTCGGTTTCCTTTGTAAGGAGCAGTGACAGCCACGTCATTCCTAAAGTTACCTTTACCTGTGAGATAGATTTGATAATCAAAACCAAACCCCTCGTAAGTGAGCAACAGCCCTGCAACAAAAGTGCTACAGGACTGAAGCGCAAAAGAGATGTCTGTCTCTTCCTCACAGGCGGCGGCGATGCGGTAGGCAATGATGTCGCCGTCGATCAGCAGCATTAGAGAGCTGCCTCCATGTCGTACTCAGCTCCTCCTGAGCTAGGCTCGTACACGTTCAGGTCAGTTACGACCATCTTGAGTAGCGATGGGCTTCGACCCTTGCGAGTCTGGAACGACCAATCATAGTGTCCTATGACAGCCTTAGCCTTAGAGTCGTTACCAACTAAGGCTCCGATCTCCTCGCCATGAGTGTCGTAGGCCTTCATTGGGTTATTGGACTTCACAGTGATGAAGTCACCACGCTCGTCCTGCTTGTTCTTAACAGTCAGCCCACGCTCTTCAAGAGCCTGTACTGCTGCTGGAGACAACCCACCAAGATCAACTTGGTACTTATTAGACAACTCATTCTTGTTGTGTAAGTTAGCCCAGTAGATAGTAGCGTTAATAGCAATAGGTTTAACATCAGTAGTCATATAACAATCTCCTTATAGACTATAGTTAACATAAAAAAGTAAATAACTTTACCCCTTTATAAGTATATTATACCACACTTTCAAATATTGTCAAGCACTA